TTGTTACGCTTTACAAGCGTTTTTTTGACACCTGTTAAAAAGGTGTCAGTGGGGACAGTTACATGAACTACATATTGTCCCCACCTCACCTATAGATGGTTCGCCCTAACGGGTTTTTATCCGGTTTGAATAACCGGGGAGGCTTTTCACTTTCAAAATGAAAGATGAAGCTTTTTTCATTTTCAAAGTGAAAATGTATAGTTCTGGGGGTCTGAGTTGCCACGAATAGACCTAACCAGAAGCACTTCGCCCCACAAGGGGGCTACGTTGAAGTGTACATGAATGAAAGAAGGCCGGCATAATATGCCGGCCTTAGAATTACGCCTTCTTACGAGCGTTTTTCTATACAACAGCACCGGTATCCGGTGGAGTCTCTGCTGTTTGTTGGTTTGTTACCTCGACTTTGACAACTGGTGCCTCAGGAGTTCGCTGCGCTAAACCGAGAGACACCATTTCGTCGATGTTTGCAGGATTTTGAATAAAATCCATATATTCAGCAGGACTGTTGTTGAATTTCTTACGAAGCTCGGAAGGCATTTGAGAGAATGTTTCATTGGCTTTAGTAACAATAAACATAGCCTCCTGAAAGTCATTTGTAGGATTATCATCCATTATGTATTCGCCCTGGTTAAGCATCGCTGTTTTAGCGATCATATCCATACCATGGCGTTTAATTATATTATTTATGTTGACCTCATCTTTATGATGTTGTTCAACAATTATTTTTTCGTCTTCCGGTTGAACATATTCAACACGGTTACGAATTATTTCATTATTTGAATCAGTTTTATAAAATGACATTAGTATTATTCTCCATAGAAACCTTTTGGTGCAATACCAGCAGGTTTATTAATTAATATATAGTTTTGTTTTGAAGGTTTTTTAAAAGCTTCTTTGACACCTTCATAAATTTTAGATGTATTTTCTTGTAAAGCATTTGCACTACTTGATAGGAATTCAGTAACAGCGGGTACAGAATCTTTTATGAAGTCTTTATAGCCTTTGTAAACATAATCAAGATCGGTAGCAAAAGTTGAACCGGGTTTTTTAATATTAATATTTTGTTTTACATTAGCTGTATCAGCAACAGTTTTATCAATTGTTTTAAGTTGTTGCATTAAACTTAATGCAGATGACATTTGTTCCACTCCGCTTGGTTTTCGTTGCATAGTTGCACCGTGTGAAGATGGTTGAGTTCCAGAGGCAGAAGCGCCAGCTGGACTCGAAGCACCATCACGACCTGCAAGTATAGGATTAATGCCTGCTTTTTCTAGATCTTGCATACGGCGTTGAACAGCTGAATTTGACATTCGTTCTTGAAAATTTAATTGACGAAGCGCTTGCTCGTCAGAGAATTGTCTATTTTTTTCAGCTTGTTCAGCTTGCATAGCATTTTGAGCAGAAGCGATATTAAGATTTGCCTGGTTAGTATCCTTAACTTGAGATACACCAGTAAAATCATCTACTAACCCCGGGATACTAGAAGCTCCCGGGAATACAGTATCGACAGTACTCGTTGCAAAATCTTTAACGTTATTGAAGAATCCCATGATTAAAAGTGATCTATCATGCCTGGAACACCGTACATAGGCATAGGCCGAGCACAGATAAGGCGATTATAAGTATCCACAATTAAATGTGGTTCAGAAGGTACTTGTATAGCACGATCAAGAGGCGGATTTTCTTCAATAAAAGTTTGACCTAATGTTGGTAAGGATGTGAAATCCTGAGAAAGATGCCAAGCATCAAGAGAAGAAGTAGCTTCAGATTGAAATAGACCCGATATTTGAGAAGGTTTATACCGATATTCAGCATAACGTTCCTGATAACCAAATACGAGATCATCATTGGCGGTACCATCACAGTAAATTTCTTTGTTAAGTAATTCCTGTTCACCCAGGTGAGCAAGAGAAGGCCAATATATATCATAACGAGTCGATTTTGAAAATTCACGGCGTAGGCCTTTCTGATAAGTAAGGTCTGCACGACAGCTCATAATACCCATAACAAGACCATGTTCTACGAAAGACTTAGAGAAACCATGGCCATGAAGAGCAGCAGTACCAATAGCACTAAGAGAGCCAACACCAGTACCGTCGGAAGTTCCTGATGTAGCAGTTTCTGTCTGAGAGGAGATCGGCGTAATGTTAATAGGAGTACTACCACCGCCGAGAAACTCGGGACGATAAGAAATATCATAGAAATTAACGGAAAAATGGTTACGAATGAGTTCACTGTACCTGGTACCTCCACGAGAATCACGCTCTAATAGTTTTTGGACCTGAAATGCTTCACGAAGATCATTGATAGTTGCAGCAGTTGCTGTACTTAAATCTGCGAACATAGCACTGGCTTGAGTTCCGGTTGCTGCATTAAAACCTACAGTAGTACTAGTTCCACTTAAATCCATTGCATGGTAATTTCCGTCGCCTGGTGAATCTTGTCGTACAAGTAATTGTCCTGTTGCTACGCCTTTTTGAGCAACATCTGCACGAGTTCCTAATGGTAATGATACAGCATCACCTTTTTGTGGCCAGGGTAAAGCAGATGTAAAATAGTCGTGGCGTTTACCACGTCTTAATAAAGCATGTGAAACGAATGAATCAGAAGTATCAGATGTATTCATGTCTACTGAATCAACTAAATTTTGATCACGAAACCATTCATTGTAAATTCTATTATATGCCCGTAACGGTAATGAATTAATATCAACGTCTGCACCTGAAATACCATCAGGGACGCCAAGATAATTTAATAGAGCAGCTCTTCTACCTGTATCAGTTGTGAGAGGTGCATCTGCATTTGATGAGACAGCAGACGTTGCTGATAATATTGGTATCTGATAATCGATAGAATCACCAGGATCCGTTTGTTCACCAAAGAATTTGCGCGAATTATCCCAAATCAGACGATACGGAACAAAGAAAAAGTGAGTATCAATATAAAGATTATCCATTATCGGGAATAATGGTGTAGCAAGACGAGCAAAAGCCGTTGTTTGCATATTAAAAGTATCACCTGGTAGAACATCATCCCAATAGAAAGGAACGAGCCAACCGGCATCCATTGTAAATTTATGACCGTGAGAACGATCGAAACGAGAGCGAGGCGCCTGAATAGAAGGTGCTACACTAAAGTCATGTTTCATTACTGACTTCATTTTTTATACTCCAGATTGTGGTTGTAAAGTTTCAGGAATGTCCTGTTTTTGTACATCATGACCAGAAAAGAGTCGAATAGGTTCATTTGGTTTTACGGTACCATTAGTTGTTTCGAATATACCTATTTGATATAAGACAAAATCATCTTTGTGTGGTGTATCCTGAACAGAATGTGAAAATGCACGAATAGCAGAAGCAGCGTTAACTTCTACGCGTGGATCATTGAATACTTCAGATACTGTATCTTTTACAGAAATAATTATTTTTAACATTAGAGACTCCGTTTAAGTTGTCGTAGTTGCGCCCGTTTTACAGTTTCACGCTGAGACAATCGGGCGCTTGAATTGTCTTCAGAGTTGTAGGCCGAAAGAGTTCGGCCTGATTTAATGTCATCATAGAGATCGGGGTCGATTCCTTTAAGGTAACGATCATAGAATTTGGGAGGTTTAACGCGCACTCCGTTGACAGTAGTAAAGTCTTTGGGGTAACAGTCAGTTTTATACTTGGATATCCAAGTTGTACCAATACCGCCGCCATTGCCAGTGCCACCGCGGGACATAGTCGCATATTCCGGAAGAACTTCAGTAATTTCGCCAGTAAAATCATTATAGCGTTCATACGGCTTTAAGCCTGTTTTTTTGTCTATTTGATCTGCGAGTGGGCCGTTTAGTTTTTTCATGACATAACGTGCAACGTAAGCAGCACTTTCGAAGGATACAGTCCCGATAGTTACGAATCCTTTTTTCCATATCTTTTCGAGAGTTGGGCTTGTGTAAATAGGCGTACCGCCAGGAGAGTCGAATAGATAGACCCAATCATTGAAGTTGTAGCCGAATAGAATTGCGTGATAGTGGGGTCTTTTATTTTCATCGCCATATTCTCCACAGTGATAGAAACGAACTTTTTTTTTACTTGTTTACGAAGACGCTTCATGAATTTTTGAAAATCAGATTTAACCAGAGAACCGTCAGGCGGTAGATATTCTGGTGCATATGTAAGTGTTATAAAGCAATTATCTTCATGCATTGATGCCTCATGTACCATACGAATAGCCCATTCTCGCGATCGTTCTAACCGGCATCCAATACATTGACCGCAGGGAAGTTCAAGCGGTTCGCCGTTTCGCTTCTCATCGAAGCGAATTTGACCATCAAATGAACGATAAGCAGTTAAAGGATGAAAGCATGCCATTACAAGCGGGTACCGCCACGCATAGGCCGTGGACCTCGATTCATACCATGAGTTTTAGTACCGCGCTTAAATTTGCGCTTACTTGATTTCTTTGACATTTTCCAACGTTTCATATTGTATTACCTCATTAAGTAATTTGTTTAAACGATGCTTTTTTACACGTAAAGCATTTGATCGTTTTTTAGATTCTTCATGATCTTTTATAACATCACGTAGTTTATTTTGTAAAGCAATTTTATCTATTAATTTTGTATCCATAACATATACCTCTTTATATTTAAATATAGTATAACATATTTGTTACGCTTTACAAGCGTTTTTTTGACACCTGTTAAAAAGGTGTCAGTGGGGACAGTTACATGAACTACATATTGTCCCCACCTCACCTATAGATGG